CTCCGTGCGCAGGGTGGCCGGCCGGATAATGGCGACGGGTTTATCAACCGGTACGCGCGGATGCAGGTCATTAAACTGCGGCAGGTCGAACAGCAGCGGGCCGCTGACGCCAAACTGACGCCGGAATGCCGGGATAATGCCACCACTGGCAAGGTCGTTCGGACCGTAGCCAATGCGCTTTATTACGCCGCCGCGCGGGGCCGGGTGATATGCGTACCGGGTGCGGAGCTCGTGTTTTTCCTGTGTGCGGAGATGTGTTCCGCTGCGCACGCACTTTATATCGAGGCCCCTATACAGCTCCGGCCAGCAGGTGCGCACGTAAGCGCCGGGGAATTGGCGCAGGAACGGGCGCTGGTAGATGGAGTCGCCCAGGCCCAGCATGCCCTGAAAATTATACTGCGTCATAAAACCTCTTCGGGTGCCGCGCGCGGGAAACAGGTCAGGGACGTTCGGCGCGAGCAGTTGATGATGCTGACAGATGGGAGGCTGCTGGCCAGACGCTGAAATTCACTTTGCCAGCGCCGGATGCTTTCGCCGTCTGGATTCTTCAGACCGTCCGGGTGTTCACCGTGCCAGTGGGTGCCGTTTGCCAGCGAGCAGTCGTAGCCCAGCAGAATGATCCGCTCAGCACCGAGATGTGCCGCCAGCTGTATGGCACGCTGGCCAGAGTTGAAGGAGTCGTTATCGGGCGGCCGGAACAGGTTCACGCCGTAGCGCAGGTGCGCCCGGCCGCTTACCGTCCAGCACTGAGCCCGGGTCTTCAGCGTGCTGTGATATTTGTCCCACCAGCTGCAGTCGGCGGCAAAAAGATGATCGCAATCCGGAGCGAGGCTGATGCAGGAGTTAACGACGATGACAGGATGTCCGGATGCTGTCGCCAGGCGGCAGTCACTGGCGTTCAGTGAGGGGCCGCTGGCGATGCAAATGAAAGTTTTTTCCTGCATTAACACCCTCACAATAAAAAGCCTCACCAGTTGATGAGGCTTTTTAGGGTATGTAATAAAACGAGGTTTAATCGAATATCAGACTCAGAGCCTGATCAAAATCATCGGCTTTTTTGTGCTCAATGGGTGGTATGTTATTGAACACAAAATACCTGCATGAGCCATCAATATCAGAATTCCCCATTGACGCAAGTTTTGGCAACAATACATTTTCATACCACGCAATTTGTCGGTCTGCCTCGGTGCTACCGCAATAGTTTGGAATTGTCTGTGACGTAAGAACAACGCCAACAGACCATTCACGCTTATTAATCTCAAAATTTATGAGAAAATCAGCTATAAAAGTTCGTGGATCAAGCCCCGACAATGATGCTTTTACAACCAGCCCATGATAAGTCGCATCGAAACCCTCGCGATGCTCAGTAACCGAGAAGCCTTTATCGCTGAAATAATTGCGAGCTTTATTGAGGTGATCCATGGCCAGTGAAGGCAGCATCGCAAAATGGCGGTCTGCACGGTTGTTAAGATATTCTTTTTCTTTGGCCTTCAGTTCAGCAAGGCGCATTTGTTTGGCAAGAGACATATTAACCCCCTTAAAGTGTAGGTGAATGCATTTTACTGCTGCCCACCTGGCTATTTCAAACACTGGGTGCGCACGTAGTCCTGCAAATACTTCAGCTTTTCCCGGTCGCGGATGATGCCGGCGCGGATGTCGAGAATGTTTCGTCGAGAATCTGTAGCGAGTTCGACGGCGGCTCCATTGACCAGGCCGCTGGCTGCTGTGGTTGTGCCGGTACCGGACACGGGACATTTTGCGTGGACATACATCCGGCGAGTACCAGCGGCAAGCTGGCGGCGAAGAGCATCATTTTCAGATTCGGCAGCACTGAGCGCCTCCGTGTGGGTTTTGTCGAGTGCGGTCAGCTGCTGCTGGCGCTGGGTCATGTCGGTGATGGTAGTAGCCTGCCGTTTCGCCAGCTGCTGAGACTGTCGGGCGGTGGTGCGCCAGGCTATGGCTTTACTGTGATAATGGTCGGCGGCCCAGCCTAAGGCAAGCACGGTAACAATAAGTGGAGCCGTAAGATAAATATTCATATTCAGGAGTGACATTAAGAATTTGCGAAGCACAGACACCGCTGTTTGCTAATGCTGGGAAAAAAGCGGAACATATAACCTTGTTATTCACATTAGCTGCCAGGCTGTAACTAACGAGGGTTGAAATGCTCCACTCTTTTAGTATTCACTTTAAAGCTTTTCTTGATATGTTTTCCCCGCGCACCTGGAAAATCATTGGCTATTCAGGTTCTGCTGTAATCTGGACAATGAATATCCTGATTAAAAAACATTATGAGAAAAAAGTTAAAAAATATGAGTCAGATTTCAGGAGAAAGTCCGATAAGTAGTTCGCCGCCTGTTTAATACTCCAGCGCTCAACATCATGCCAGCGAGAAGAAAAAGCATGCCATTCAGTAAAGCATGCTTTTCATTGATGAAAGCAGTACTCACTAATATCCCCAGGCATATAAAATCATATTTATAATATTTCATTGGTATACCCCCTTCAGGCAAAGCGCCTTTTCTTGATCCCTGCGATGAACGAGTCCGGGCAGTAACTTTCCGCCGCCATAAACCCAGCGCGGGAACTGATCACAGGCCTGCCTTATCTCACTCTGACGCAGCAGCGCGAAAAGTGTGGATTTCTTCATTGCTGCGCAGCCGGCATTGAACGTGATGGAGGTGACGGCGGAGAAGGTGTCGTCGCTCAGGGATTTACCGTCTGCGTACTGATTAACGCATTCCTCAGCTGCCTGGATATTTTTTTCCCAATCCTGTGCTATCTGCTGGTCGGTTTTTCGTGTGCCCGGCTTCACGCCGTGCGTGTTGCCAATCCCGTCGGTGATGATGCCTGCCGGGCAGGTGTAAGGGTCGCGACGGCAGCCCTCAGCATTGCCGATAAGCTCCAGCCCGGCCCGGTTCGTGCGCACCAGGTCATGAGACAGTATGATATTAATGATGAGCGTGACCGAACAGGCAGCGGCGGCAACGGCAACGCGACCTTTTGATACTCTGGCCATATCATTTCCCCGGCATGTCGTCCGGCGATACAGCACCCTGATGTGAATTCAGCCAGGCACGGTAAGCCCGGGCGTTAGCCCGCTTGAAGTAGGCATCAACGACCATGGTGATGAGCGCGATGACCGCACCTGCCAGAACGCCGATGGCGCTCCACTGCTCAGGCGTCAGGTAGTTCAGCAGGCCAATAAAGAATGAACCCGCCGCAACGCCGTAAGATGCGGAAGTGGTAACGTGATGAGCGTGCACATTTTTTCCTTAACGTCTGCGTCCGTAATAGCCTCGGGTTGAACGGTAGGTCGTCACCGTGCGAGAGCGGGAATAGCGCGGTGCTAAATATCGCGGTGTGCTGTAGTGATGCACGACCGTAGTGTGATGGTTGTAACCGCTACCACCACTCATCAGATGCCCCATCATCAGGCCTGAGAAAAATCCACCGTTGTCGCTGTCATGCACCACGACAGGAGCAGGATTCTGAACCACTACCGGCGGCTGAACAGGCGGTGCATCTGCAACCGAAACAGGCGAATCATCATGACTGCAGGCGTGCAGAAGCAGCAGGCACACAGCTGCTGCGCCCGCCAGATACAGATATTTTTTATTCATGGCATTTACCGGTTGGAAAAGAAAAAAGCCACGCGCCAGCCGTGCGCAGGGTGCGCGGTAAGTTGCTGATCGTGGCTTGGGTTATAAATCAACTGGCTATTTTGAATCTGTCTCAAGAAAGCGCCGGCGGTTTTCAGCGATAATCAGCGCCATGGCGAGTCCTTTTACAGCAGTATCCCAGCCCTGACGCCCTTGCGTCAGAGAGAATTTTTTCTCTATTGCAGCAAGAGAATCCACTGCAGAATCAGTTATGCAGCCTTCATAATCACTGACCAGTTCAGATAAGGAATTTGACATGTTCACCCTCAGACAAACTTGCCCTCACTGCGCACGCGAGGTCAATTTTCGTTTATACAGTATTAGTGAATACAGGCACCGTCAGCCTGCACCGGCAGGGGCCGTGAATAGCGGGCCATCTGTACAGGTGCGGTCTTACTCTCAGGACACCCCGGTTGAAGCATTTGGTGTTTCGACCTGTCCGGAATGCGAGTCGCCTATTCTGGTGAGATTTTCGTGTGGGTACGGCCAGCTCCAGCTTTGTAAAACCTCCGGCACCCAGAGTGAATGGCGTTATAACGGCGAGCCACCCAAAGTCATCGATTCTTTTCCTAAGCCACAGATGCCAGATAGCTCCCCCTGGTACCCGGATGAAATAAGAGAAATCTTCATCGAGCTGCAGGAAGATGTTCAGCGTGATCGCAGTCCAGCCCGCATCATCGTTGGATGTCGTAGCGTTATGGAGGTGGCATTAAGGAAGCTGGGATATGAAAAAGGAAACCTGCTGTCCCGAATTGAGATGGCCAGAAACGACGGCATTCTCACTGAGTCCATGAAAGACTGGGCGCACCGCGTCCGCATAAATGGTAACGAAGCGGTCCATGAACTGAGCGCGACACATGAACAAGCGAAGGAGCTTGTTGCTTTCATCAGGTTATTTCTGGAGATCGCATTTGTGCTGCCGAGGCGTGTAGACAGTGAAATGCATAAAACTGATCCTGTAGCCTGATAACTGTCCTTACGCTCTGCCATCTGAGCTAAACCGGCGAATTTTGGGTACAAAAAAGGCCTGCCGAAGCAGACCTGGCTGTGTCTGATAAGTATTTGCTCATTAGCAAAAGGATGACAACCGTTAGCTCCAGTTAAGTCTGGTACTACATTTACGACGTAAGAACCCTGAATCAGAACAATAAATTATCTTATAAATACTTATTTCAGGTCCTGAAATAATTAATTTCATACCCCTGAAGGGGTACTATTTTTAACGGATTTCCCTGGTGTTGGCCATACTGGCTACCCCGCCTCACCATTCGCTAACGACTTATGAGGCGGGGATTTTTTTGCCTCAGAAATACTATCACCGGCCGCCTGCGCCCTGATAATCGTTTATACAGATCGTTTTGGAGCAATTGATCGTTATGGACGATCAATCGATTAGCCGCCTAACTATTTATAATCATGTTGCACAGGGCATAAAAAAGGCCCACCGTAAGGTGAGCCTTAGCTGCCTAAATTGTGACTAGTAAGTTGCTGCGAGCCGGGTGCCTCCCGGTGAGTCAGAAAAGCCAGAATCTGGCCCGCCCGTTGTTCCTTCAGAAAACTCTGGCTTAGCCCCGTCGCATAGAGGGATTCATCGCAGCAGGTTTTTTATACCGCTTGCCATGTCAACTTAGTGTCAATAAAAGTAATTTTGAAGAATTGAATGGACCGCCGTCAGGGATTTTAACCCCGTCCCCTGCATCAAAAAGCCAGTGCTCTGTCCAGTAAGCTAACGGCGGATTAAGCCATTCAGTTTAGCAGTAAATAAGCGCTGCGGTGCCGGGTGCCTCCCGGTGGATCAGCAGCAACATAACCTGATCCGCCCTACAAGGACTTTCATGCTGAACAAATGAAAATTAAGGGCCCCGCCGCACAGGGGGATTCACCGCAGCGGTGTAATATTAGCGCCACGTAGCTCAACTCATCGTCAACGCTTATACATTGTGTGCTGAGTATGATTCAGGCTGGTGTCGGGTAAGTGCTCAATCGGTTCTGCCGAAGCCGGGAAGGCTTCACATATGTCGTCAGCCACAGACAGAACAGTTTCAACCATGGATGAACTGATTTTTAAGCCGGGGTGCTGCCTGAGGATTTCTACAAATACAGCGCCGGTGAGTAAACCTTTGTCGAGCTTCAGAGTCATGCCAGTTTTTCCCGCTTCGGTAGGAATAACTGGTATAGCACATTGTGAACAAAAACAGCGCAATGCAAACATTTATTAACAAATAGCACGCATTCACCGCAGAGAAGCGCACTCTCATATATCCCATGCCTTCCGGGCGTACCCGCTGGCTCCGGCGTCAGGGAATGCGCTTTTATGTGGTGCAGAAACACAAAAACCCGCACGACGGCGGGTTCTTAATATCGTTGAGTGGCGCATGAGTACAGAACCGCCACTATTTAGCCAGAATACGCCAGTTTTATGCAAAGTCAATTATTTTGTTGCCTGCCGGAATATTGCATCTGCATGGCTCTCTTCAATCTCACACTTCGCCACCAGCTTCTCAAAGAACGGCTTCCAGTTCCGTGACCATGACGACTGAGTGAGGTCCGGCACCAGCACGTTGATAGCCCTGAATGCAGTACTGGAAGGCATTCGGCGATATCCACGGCGTGAACAGCGCTCACAATCCTTGTCTACTGGCGCACCTGCGCGCTTTGATGCTTCCAGATCCCGTACCCGGCCCGTTCCGTTACACCGGCAGCGTGCAGACTCCCACCCCTTCCCATCACAGTGACTGCATTTTTCTCTGACCAGTTCAGATTCAATGCGTGGCGGTATTTTTTCTTCACCATCTACAGCACTGATATAACCCGGATACTTAACAACATCGCGCATAACTTCCCGGAATCCGGTCCCTTTACAGTGCCGGCATGGTGCTGTCGTTGAGGCTGAGCGTGAATATTCATCGAATGCCAGCTTTGACAGTATGACCAAGCAGCGACCAAGATTTGCACCCGCCGCTTTCCGGAGAAGCTTTGGTGCATTCCGACGGGCATACTGCAGGAGCTGCTCAACGGTACGGAAGGTCTCTTCGTTGCTGCCCGTCGATTTAGCCAGAACAGCAGAAATCCCAAACGGTGCTTTAGACTGGCAGAATCCGATGGCACCCATCAGGTCTGTGCCGGTCAGTGATTCGCTTCCGGTTGCGCGTGAAGAGTCGGTGAAGCTCTGGCTTTTCGGATTGAAATACTTCAGTGCTGATTCCAGTTTCATGCGCACCTCGTTACGTTGTTCATTTCCCAGTCCGCATCAATATCGCTTTGCGGTTTGGCGGCAAGATAGTTGAATGCTGACTTCCCGTTTTCCAGAAACTGGTGTGAGCGGGGATCGAAGGTGGTGCCTATATCGCCAATCCATCCCTCACCTTCACGTTGCTTGAGCAGACGAATAATCGACGGTGGCATATCCAGGGCGCGTTTCTCCCTCTCATCCAAACCCTGCGGCCCCTGCTTATCAAGCTTGCGCTGCGCCATTTCACGCGGGATGTTGCGCCAGACCGACATTACGTTATCGGGCATATCGGTCAGAGCACCGGTGCCTTTGACGTCCATTTTGCCAGTGGGTACCGACTCGTCGGTTTTACGGGCGTGTGTAACCAGAATGACATGGCAGTTATGCTCGTTCTTGAAGTCACACAGGGCATCAATAAATGCCTTCTGCCCGGAGGCATCTTCTTCATCAAAGCCACACTTTGCCAGGTTATCGATGATGAACAGCTCGATGCCATACCGCCTGCGGGCATAAGCAAAGATTTCAAGGAGGCGGTCGGCTTTGGCTGTACCGGTAAGCTTGAATACCCAGAGGTTCTCGCTGAACCAGGCATTACAGAGCGTAATCTCTTGTGGTGTTGGCGTTGCCGTACAGATGGCCTGCCGTGTCAGGCGAGCCAGCATCTTACCCGGCTTGAGCTCCAGAGAAGCGATGCAGGCGCGCGTGTTCTGTGCCATGGCTTCAATGGCGATATGGCCCACCAGCTCCGTTTTACCGTGCCCGTTGACGCCATTCACCAGCGTCAGCTCCGAAGCGCGAAATTTAAAATTGTAATTCAGCGAGGTCCAGGGTGTTGTAAAAAGCCCGGCATCACGGTGTTCGAAGGCGTCGATGGTTTCCTGCAGCAGATCGGATGCCGAGCAGAGCTCACTGGGGTCGAAGTAGGTTGATCGCTCCAGATAGCCAAAAATATCATCATCGCTGACGCCTTTTGTGAGGCACTCGTTGATGTCTTTGTACGGAAGCTCAACCAGGCGACAGCGGTGCTCCCCCAAGCGGCGGGCAATATCTCTGGCTGCTTCCCGCCCGACATCGTCGTTGTCGAGGCTGAGCAGAATTTCATCGAAACGGTCGAGATTATGATATTCGTACTCAATCCACTGCTGTTTAGCCCCCTTTCCGCCACCGAACGGAACCGACAGGGCCGGGTAACCCAGCTGCGCATAGCTCATGCAGTCAATCTCACCCTCGCAGAGGATGAGCAGCCGCTGTTTCGGGTCCAGAGCCTGCCAACCGAACAGGCAGGGCTCGCAGTTGGCTTCGGCCATGATCACTTTTTTTCCGCCCGGCCGTTCGGTGCTGATGCGCTTGACCTGCAGCAGCTCGCCATTGCGGATATACGGAAATGCCAGTGCAGGAAGCTCGCGCTTTTCGTCGCCATACCAGACTACGGCATCGCTGATCCTGAATCGCTCAGCGGTCTGCTGAGTAATACCGCGTGAGGCCAGGTACTCATAGCACTGCGACGCTTTTTTCACACCCTGCTTTTTGGGACGGGCAAAGGTCTGTTTTTTGGCGGTGAAATGATGATCGTCATCCTTCAGCCCGAGAAATTCTTTCGCTTCCCGCATAGCTTCGTGCAGACCGCAGTTGCGCACCAGCACCCATAAATCCAGCAGGTCACCACTGTCGCCGCTGGCGAAGTCAGCCCAGGTCTTTTTACCCGCCAGGTTAATTTTGAGGCTCTTGCCTTCCTCGCCGCTGACGCTGCCCACACACCACTCGTTAGCCTCCCTGTGGCCGTTTGGCAGCAGGTATTTCGCCACCCGGTCGGCGCTATTCCAGAGTTTTTCTGAGAGTTCAGCCGGTGTCATAATTCACACGCTCCGCAAATCAAATTTATCAAAACACCACATCACAAAATCCATTCCCAGCCACCCATGGTTGTATCCGGCCACCAGGGCACGCTTAAGTCGCTGTCGCATGTCACAGCCTCCGCCCGCCACTGTCGGAACGCAGGGCATCGAAGTTCAGGAAAACTTCGGAACTCTCGGTGTCCTGGTAGGCGTAGGGCCGGTTGGCTCCTCCGGCCCCCCGTTGTGTCTGAGTCTGCTCAGTTCTGAGTTCATCGTTCCAGCGCTCGCCGTTCAGGTACGAGGTCGGCAGCATGCGGTCTATCCCCAGCTGCTGAACGGCCAGGCGGGACTTGATATCCTGCGCCAGCATCGACGCAAACTCGCCCGGCGTCCCCTTCGACACCGCACGCCACGCCCTGAACTTCGTGCCAAAGGCCGTTCTGGCCTTCACCTTGGCGTCCTTGCGGAGCCCTGCACCCCAGAAAATATTCTCGAAGGCCTCAGAGACCGGATCGGGTTTGTCCGGATGCATGCCGTCATCCGACGCAGGCTCCAGTTCGGCTTGTGCAGGCAAATCGTCGAAATCCGGATCACCGCCAGTCCGATCCGAATCGGACACAGTGTTTTTATTCCCTTCCTTCTCCCTTCCCTTCCCTTCCTTTCCGTCAGTGAGTCCGATATGAGTACTCACTGAGTGCTCACGGAGTGATTCATCAGTACTCATTGAGTCGGTATGCTCAGTCGGGCATCCATTCAGTGAGCAGCCACCATCCAGCCCGGACTCTTTCACTGAGTCGTCATTAAGCACTCCCGGAGCAGGTATGGTTGTGGCAGACGGGCGGTTTATCTTCTGATGTTTCGAAAAGCCTTCGATGTGGATATAGTCAACACCATTCACTGAGTACTCACGGAGTAATCCGACACATGACAGTTCTTTTATCAGCGGTTCACAGTCGATCATGTCCGCCGGGAAAATCTGCATCTTGATACGTTTTGGGGAGCGAACCAGGTTTCCTTTATCGTCTGCAAAATTAAACATACCGATGAACATCAGTCGCGCCTCAAAAGAGCACTCAACGACCTTTTCATCTGTCCAGAATTCAGGCTTTATGGTTCTGATGCGGGCCATCATCAACCCTCTTAAAAAACTGTTGGAATTGCCAGACCGGGCGCATACACTCATGCTCGTATCCGGCGCGTAAGAAAATTACCTGTGACTTTTCCCGGTCATACCCCGTGACGTGCACCACCACGCCACGGGGATCGCGGTAATGCCTGTCAAGTACCTGAATGACATTCTCAGATGTGCTCACAGCAGACTCCCCTGGCGCGAACGTGCTGCTTTACGGCGTCCACCGCTGCACGAACGGAACCGCACCCACTGACGGGCCTCATGAAGCAGATCGTCGAACATGCGGCCCTTACGGCTTGCCTGAGAGCAGCGGCGGTAGTAAGACAACGCAGCCTCTGCCCCCCCCCCCTGGCATCTTCTGCCGCCACGCCTTCAGCCAGCAGCGTGCTGATGATGTTTTTGCGGATGAAGTCATGCGGATGCATGGTTACTCACCCCATTTCAGGATCTGGAAAATCCCCATTTTTGGATGCCACCAGCGAGTGCCGCGGCATTCCGCCTCGGACATCATCTGACGAAGCGCAGCCATGAAAGACGCGTGATTGACGATGCCGCGACTGCCGAGCAGGCCATCGGGCGTCAGGAACTTATGGGTATCGGTGGGAACGTTAAAGGCGCTGGCCAGCGTTTTACACTTCAGCGGCGACATGCCGAACTTCGTTTTCAGCTCTGAAAAGCCAATCCAGCCAGCCGGAACGGTGCCGCGCTTGATGCTCTCAACGGTTTCAGCAACGGACTCGATCTTTTCCTCGACATGCGAGATGCGCTTTTGCTGACGAACGGCATCGGCGGCCATCGCAGCGATCATCTCCATTTCGGAGAGCGGCTGACGGCTGACAACCTCTTCCAGCTCACGCCAGCGATCAACCAGGCGAGCGGTAAACTCAGGACTCAGTTGGGCAACGACGACAATACTGTCTCGCTTGCCTTCTTCGCCCTCAAAAATTGTAAACCTCGCCTTTAACTGCGTGACCTAAGTTATTGATTCTTTCGACAAACGCCGTTGGCGGTAGTCGGATAGTGCAGCGTTCGGCCAGACGTTCGATACTGCGCTTCACATCGCTATGACGGCTCCCCACAAGCTCGGCAATATCCAGGCTGGTCATCGATGGTTTATTGGTGATCAGGTTATTCATGGTTTGTTCCTCAAAATTGGTTTAGCCACCAGCACATACACGTCATCTACCGGGTCATAGCGAATGCCATCCGGCAGCAGCGGTTTGAAGTAGCGCGGATCCAGCCGATAACGTCTGTCGATGGCTGAACGACCGATAATTTTTCGTGACATGTCACACACTCCTGTACAGCCAGAAAAGCGTGATAGCGTCCAGTACAATGCAGACCAGCAGCATGGCGTTGAAGATTCGATCGGGGGTGGGCTTCATGGTTGAGCCTCCGTCACATCAGAAGGCTGGATATGTTTATTTTTGCGGGGATTGGCACGGTACAGCGACAGGTCGCACTTGAGCGCACCGTTGGTGATCTTCTCGAGTTCGAGGGCGGCACCTTTGGGGATAATGCCACCCCATTGACATACAGCGCTGTGTGAAACGCCAAGAAGTGTAGCAATTTTCTTTACTGCCCCGCGCGAACCATAAAAACGAAGAACATCTATCTTATGCATAACGCCTCAAAATAAGTTTTCTTACCTCATTAAATCAGATATCTTACTTACCTTCAATGTAAGATAGCTTATCTTTAAACACTAAATGAGGATGACTATGAAAATCACACGTGGAATAGGAGAAAGAATCAGATTGAGAAGGCGGGAGTTGGGTTTGACTCAAAAAGAAATAGCACAACACCTTGGCAGGTCTGCGTCAGCAGTAACCCAGTGGGAAAGCGGGGCAACATACCCTAACGGGCAAAATCTAGTGAAGCTTGCTGAAATCTTAAAGACTGATGCGCAATGGATACTTAGCGGAGATTACCAAGACAATAAGTGGGGCATTGATTACGACGACTGGTCCACAGCAGGCGCCATACCAACTCCTATATTCACATGGGAAGAGGCCGGGGAAACAAAAGATAAGTTTGATGCGCTAACAACAAGCCAGAAACACACTCATATCCTAACAACGACAGGCGGCGACTATGAATATGTTTTAAAAGCAAAAAAAGAGCATATTCCTCACAAGTTCGAAAGTATGTTTCCCGACGATTGCAGCTTGGTCATCGATTGTTCACAGACAGGGAAATCGGATATTAAAAATGGAAAATTTGTTTTAGTTAAGGCTAACAAGCCAGAATCTATCCCTGTGATCAGAAGGGTTATCGATGATGGAATGGCGCTTTTTTTAGAAGCGCCATCTGATGGATTGGCTGCTTATAAATTAGATGATTCGTGGATTGTATTAGGCATTGTTAGACAGATAATAATAGATTTGTAAGATCACTTACTTCAAGCTTGACACGCAATGTAAGTTCTCTAATACTAGGCCTCAGATTACTAAACCTGAGGTCTATAAGTATGAACATATCAGCTTCTAAAGCTTCTCGGTTTGCCATTTCAGCGAGCAGCAGTCTCATTGATCCCGCAGCGAAGTTAATTACCATGCTCCAAGCAATTGAAGGATTTTCATGCAGAATTCTCAATGAATCGGACCGAAGTGAATGCAAAGCGGAAAAAATAGCTTTGTATGCTGGTAACATACTGGATCTAGTTGAGCTGTGTATTTATGTTTCGAATATTGCAACCTCCCCATCCGCGCAAGAATCCTCAAACTTCAACGAAAAAAATACGCCTGCAGCGTCTTCATCTTCAACACCCCTTGGCCCGCTCTACTACCCAACCGCCGAAACCATTGGCACCCGCATCAAATCCATGCGCATGCTGCGTGAGTTCGGCTGGTCTGATTTAGCCGGCAGCGTTGACGTTACCCGTTCCTGCATCGAAGCCTGGGAGGAAAACACCACCATTCCAGCCAGCGACAAAATCATCCCCCTGGCTAATGCCCTGAACTGCGATCCGATGTGGCTGCTTACTGGTGATAAGGCAGATGCCCAGAGGACACCAGAATGACACAAGTAACGCTAAAAACCGGAGAATATGAGTTTGGTGAGATTCATCTTGAGTCCGAACTATCCCCCACAGGACCATACGAGGAGGTCATAATGCATAGTCGATTTGTGATTCGCCTTATGCCTGCTGGTGGCGTATTTGGAGTGCCAGCGGGATGGCCCGAACCGGAAAACATATTGTTCTTTTTTGATGACTTTGAGGATGCCAGCAATTTATTCACTGGCCTTCAGATTAGTTCCAGTTATTCGGATGACGAGGAAGCGCATGGATAAGCTTAATGACATGACCGTAATCCTTCTTGAAAGTTCTGACTTTGTGGGGCCGGGAATTTTACACGAAGACGTTCAGCGTGAAGTTGATATGGCACATATCGTGATCAATGGAAATAAGCTCATTAAAAATCGTATGGGCATTATTTCGGATGAACCCGCCACCTTCCAGGCGGCCCGGCAGAATACCGGAGGTGCGAAGTGAACAACATCGGATCTGCCTTTAAAGGTATTGACCTTGCGTCTGACTCATTCGCCATAAATATTGCCTGCCTGCTGGGTGCGGTCAGGGTATTGCAGATGTCGGATGACGACGAATTAAAAATGATGGGCAGTAATGTAATAGATATTGCCCATGACTACGCTAATGCTGCCGCATGCACTGAGAGCGGAGACGTAAAATGAGCAACCATGAAGACAGTATTTTAATCGAACGGGCTTTATCAACCACCAGGGCACTTATTAATTCTCGTGAGCAACTTACCGATAATGACGTGGAAAGCCTTTTATTCCAGATTCAGTCATTGCTGCTTAGCGTAAACATCGATGATAACCTCACCAGTAATATTGCTTCTGAAAAGAGGACCGGCAATACAGATCTTAGTGACGAAATTTTTGATGTCACTCTACTGGCCGGAAAAATAAAACACACTACGCAAATATATCTCCAGGGGTGTTTTGGCCCTGATGACGCAGACAACATCCAGTGCGTAATGACAGCTGTAATATCAGACTTCGCCAATGAGTTATTTAAAAGACTGAAAAAAATAGAAAACATATTCTGCTGATTACTCACTAGATAGAAGTAAATTACAGCGCCTGCGCTGGGGATAACTGCACCCGAAATTTTTTGAGGATGAAATGAAAACTTCGATCATTAATACGCAAAATTATCGCAAAGCCGTTCTGCTGCATAAGTGCGGCTATGACGTCCTGGCCAATCTGTTCCTGCGCGCAGCTTATGGAGTCGCGGTATGAGCACTGAATTTAAATCTGAACGCACGGCAGAGTGTGCCGAACAGCTCAACGTGCTGCTGTTAATCATTTATGAAAATGAATCTGAAGGGATTCATAAAAACAGCCCGTTGATAGGGAATGCTCTTAACCTCAGCGCATATATTCACAATTTTTTTCGTGAGCAGGAACTGGATAAGACCAGAGATCGCCTTTGCGGGCTGGGGGGGGGTAATCATGGTTAAAGATCTGCACAGCTGCGCTTCACAGGCGGAAAAACTCAGCGCCCTGCTTCTGTTAATAAGCGAAACAAAAGACTGGCCGGACGAGGATCAACTGTGTGCGCTTCATTATCTCGCACTCGATTTATCCTGCGGCATTTCATCATGGTTAATCGCTGAAGGTGAGAAAAAGAAATGAGTAACTTAGTTGAACGTAACCGGACCCGTCTGGTGAATATCTACCTTGCGAACCTTATTAATAAAACAGGGGTAATGATGACGCCTGTTAAGTTGCCGGGCGGCAAAATCACAACCGTCGAACTTGACGCCGATATTGTGAGCAAGGCCCTGGTTAAATTATTTGAGTCCGCAGTTCGTAAAGTTTATTCCGGCGAGGCCGCTGACCGTGAAATAGCCGAAACCTACGGTGACTGCATAAAGATTAAATCCGGAAAACTTTCTGACATCGGAAAAGGTTTTATGAATTCGCTTATCAGCAACCTTGCTGAACAGGCTTTTGCAGAAAAGGAACAGCAGTGATGAGCGCGATTAATTTCGAAGACGCAACGCTGACGGCAAAGCTGCACGTCGCACCTGACTTTACCGGCCGTGTAATTGCTTATTTCGAGAAAGGTGAGCTGAAAGCGGATATGCGCCTGCGCAAAGATGAACTCACCGCAACGCTCGATGGCTTTCTGGAATTCGCTAAGTCGGAAGGATGGACGGTCTGCCCCCCCCCCCCATCCTCCACTGGATTAGAGGGCTGATGGCATGTCACTGACAGCGTTTAAAGCCCCTGAATGGGTATTAGCACAGGCAGCCAGAAAACTCACTCAGTACCGCCGGGGCCGCCTGTTTGCCCGCCGGACTTACCGCAGAGGCTATCTCAGTCTGGCAGTTAATCCGCGCTGGCGTCTGCTGTCGCGGAACGGCGGCAGAGACTGGCAGCTCATGAGTCATTCAACCTATAACGCGGAGATTGAGAAGTGAAAGATAAACCCACCACCAGCGCAACCGAGCTGGCATTCCAGAAATACCCGACACCGGTCGGCGTGCTCTATGTGGCCATGCGCCACGGACGCATGAAGCGCTGCTTCAGCCGGGATACTGCCCTTCGCTATCTGGCTTTCTTTATGACGACCCGTGCCTTCGCTCGTTCACGGTTTCCTCAGCGCCATCCGGACACGCTGGTGGACCATCCGGTGCACGGCCAGGCATGGCAGCGTGGGGACGTCACAAACGAGTATCACCGGGCCCACCAGCGCACACTTCGCCGCCTGCGCCGGATCCTCGTCCGCCGCCGGCAGATTGAGGCGTGGCAGAAAAATTACGATATGGCCACACAGCAGATCGCGCAGCTGCTCAGCGAAAAACCTTACTGAGGTGCCCATGAAAACCTATCTGCAAATCGTCGTTGCGCTGGTTATTGCTGCGGGCGTGTACGGCCTGATCGTGCCGTTCCTTGTATCGGCGAAAGAGACATTAACCGTTCTGTCCGGACTGGCACTGGCGATCCTGACCCCGCCATGCCTCTGCATCATTCTGAAGGGTCTGAAAGTTACTAAGGATAAAAAATGAAGAAGTTAATTTTTGCTGCACTGATGGCCGTTGCCGTGTTGTGTGTCGCGGGCTGCGATCGCGTAGAGCCTGGCAATGTGGGCATCAAGGTCAACAAGCTGGGTGATGACAAAGGTGTAGGTGAAGTGGTGGGCGTTGGCCGCTACTGGACCGGCTGGAACACCGAGATCTACATCTTCCCGACCTTTAAGCAGATGAAGACCTACGAAGATGCGTTTAACTTCCAGATGAGCGACGGCACCACCATCGGCTACCACATCGGCGTGGCCTACCGTGTGGATCCCACCAAGGTTACCACGGTGTTCCAGACCTACCGCAAAGGCGTCGATGACATCACCGACACTGACCTGCGCCAGAAAATTGCCGACAGCCTGAACCGTCTGGCCAGCCGGATGAGCACGGATAAGTTCATTGATGGCGGCAAAGCCGATTTGCTCACCGCCGCGCTGTCTGAGATTCAGCAGGAGATGGGTCCGATCGGTATCCAGGTAATCAGCCTGTCCTGGGTCGGTAAACCGGAGTACCCGCCAACGGTGATCGCCAGCATCAATGCCAAAGTGACGGCCAACCAGAAAACGCTGCAGCGCGAGCAGGAAGTAAAGCAGCGCGAGGCTGAGGCCAACATGCTCCGGGCGGAAGCCGACGGGCAGGCAGACGCAAAAATGAAGCTGGCCAGAGCAGAGGCTGAGTCTATCAAAATCCGTGGTGATGCCCTGCGCCAGAATCCGGAGGTTATGCAGCTGGAAGCCATCAACAAATGGAACGGCACCCTGCCCCAGTATATGACCAGCGGCACCAGCACGCCGTTTATCCAGGTTAAGTAATCACTTTCGATTGCCCGGCGAGAGTCGGGCTTCAGAAAAGGAATCGAATCAGATGAATAAGCTACTCGACATCGCGCTGATGGCATTCGTTGGTCTGCTGGTTGCAGGGCTGGGCTCCTGCGTTCTGATGATAGTTGCATTAATCATCAAGGCACTCTGGAGGGCGCTGGCGTCATGAAGTTTGAATTTAAGGATCATGGTGCTGTGGCCACGCTGACCATCACCAGCAGTCTGCTCGAGCTGCGCCGGCACAACCGGGCGGTCGATGCCGCCCTTCTCTCTGCTGATGTTCGCGCCAGGGCGTCTGGTCTGTTCATTCGCCGGACGGTAATCAGCGGACCGGTTAATCGCAGCATGCGTGCGTACAAAGCAGCAGCACGGGAGGTGGCAAAGTGAGCAAGGCATTGAAAATCGCAGTCAGCATTTTCACCCTCATCAGCGCGGCGGGCTTCTTCTGTTGCATCGCAGGTGGTGTCAGATGGGGCACGTTAGATTGTGGTATGGGTTCGTTAATGACGCTGATCCCGGCAGCGGTCTTTGCTGTCGCCGCGTTCTTTGCCAACGGCGGAGGTGAGTAGTGGCCAACATGCTGGCTGTTCTGTTTCTGCTGCTTGTGGCCTGGATTTGTATCGCCACCGCACGTGAACCCCTGCACGATGAAAAGGTATCCGTCATGTACGGATACCCACGGTACAAAAAGACCTGGCTGACCATCTATCACTACCGGGCAACCGATCGCTGGGTCTTTGAGTGGGATGATCTGTTTGATGCCGGCAGACCGAAAAGCTGGGGAAATATTTCTGAATGCCTGATGTGCACGGACAAAAAGTCAGGTGCAACGGATGAAGAATTCAAAGAGGCGTGGAAACGTTTAAAGAAAAGGGGAATGGCGTGATGAAAATGTACGCTGTGATTTACAAGCCAACCGGCGTTCCTGTTGGGCTGTTTGTTGACGCTGAGAATGCCATCAAGCGATGCAGGTTTCTCTCAGACAGCAAGGATTTTGTCGTCTGCAAAGTGCAAATAAAAGAGCTGGAGCAGGTCAATTTCAAGCGAAATGGCGAAGATAACCATGAACAAAACCTTTGAGATGATGATGCGGCGGCATTATGGGAACCGCTACGACCTCACCCGCGATATGCTCGGTTATTACAGCCGGGAGATAGTGAAACGCATGTTTGAGGTGTGGTGTAAGTGTAAGGGGGAACCATCGTGCAACCGCTGACAGATAAACAGCAGGCAACGCTGGAATTTATCCGGGCATACATCCGTGAAAACGGCATGGCACCGACAAACAAGGAGATCACTGTCGGTATGGGATGGGCTTCAGCCAATAATGCACAGTCTCATTTGCAGGCACTGCAGCGCAAAGGCTGGCTTAAGATACGGCGTGGCGTAAGCCGGGGCATCGTGCTCACCGGCAGCGCCATCGTGGATATTCCCGACGTTAACAGCGGTGAATACTGGTTTGACGGGGTATTTCAGCATCTGCGCTACGAGCGGGATGTGTATAAGGTTATCGAGGCGGCGGGACTGAAGGGGAGGAGCAAATCATGTTCACTGACGAAAGCGTAAAAATGAACACCATTATCATGATTGAGCCCAATGAATGGGTTACAGAACAGTTGCTGATCGCGGTGACCGGGCTTAAGCCGGGAACCATCACCCGCGCACGTAAAAAGGCCTGGCTACTGGGCCGGGAATATAAACACATGTCACCCGAAGGCGATCCAAAGCCCACCAGCGAATGCGTCTACAACCGGAAAGCGGTCGATGCATGGATCGCATCGCAGAAACAACCAATCGGATGACCGTAAGAAATGAACGCGATAAGCTTATCAGGCTCCTGGACGTCAGGAGGGAATAATGAGTAAAGCATCGTACCCGACAGGCGTCGAAAACCATGGCGGATCACTCCGCATCTGGTTTCTGTATCAGGGTCAGCGCGTCAGGGAAAATCTTGGCGTGCCTGACTCTGCAAAAAACCGCAAGGTAGCCGGAGAGCTTCGCGCTTCGGTCTGCTTTGCAATAAAGATGGGTAGTTTTAACTATGCGGTCCAGTTCCCGGCTTCGTCTAATCTGAAGCGCTTCGGGCTGGATAAAAAAGATATTTCCGTCGGTGACCTGGCGGAGATGTGGCTGGATTTGAAGAAAATGGAAATCAGCGCCAATGCTCACCACCGATATTGCTCAGTGGTGAAAAACATGATTGCCCGAATCGGTGCCCGGAGAATGGTGTCTTCGGTGACAAAAGAAGAGATGCTGTTTATCAGGAAAGAGTTACTGACAGGCTATCAGGTGCTGGAGAGGGGCCGAAAGATACCGGTTAAAGGGCGAACGGTGCCAACCGTCAATTACTACATGACGACCATTGCCGGCATGTTTCGGTTTGCTGCGGATCACAACTATCTGAGCGTGAACCCTTTCAACAGCATATCGCCGCTGAAAAAAGCCAGAGCTATACCTGACCCGCTCAGCAGGGATGAATTTACCCGATTCGCGCTTGCGTGCCGTAACAGGCAGGCCCGGAATTTATGGACACTGGCGGTCTATACGGGTGTGCGGCATGGCGAGCTGGTCTCACTGGCATGGGAAGATGTGGATCTGAAAGCGGGCACGCTGAGAGTCAGGCGAAATCTCACTTCGCTGGGTGAGTTTACGTTGCCAAAGACTGAGGCGGGCACCGACCGGCTGATCCACCTGCTGGAACCGGCACGGGAAGCGCTCAGGGATCAGGCAGAGCTTACCCGATTGGGCAAGCAATACCTGACGGAAGTAAAGTTGCGGGAGTATGGCCGGACAAGCACTCACCCCTGCACTTTTTTATTCACCCCGCAGCTTACCCGTTCTGGTGCCAGTATCGGTCACCACTATGCAGTCGGGGCACTGAGTACCATGTGGGCATCAATAATGAAACGGGCGGGAATACGATACCGCAAAGCGTATCAAACACGCCATACTTATGCGTGCTGGATGCTGAGCGCCGGGGCCAACCCATCATTCATTGCAACACAGATGGGCCATTCCAGCGCTCAGATGGTTTACAGCGTTTATGGGAGCTGGATGCCCGAAAGCAGCGCCGGGCAGGTGGCCTTGCTAAACGAGAAGCTGACTGGCTGTGTCCCATCCATGCCCCACAGCCATAGCTTACCCGGGTAAAAACCTTTTAAATCATATGTTTATGTTCTAGATATAAGCATACTGGCATAATGCTGTTCAGCAATCTGCCGTGATTGCGCCCCAGACGGCATATTATCTTTTTTTGCCGCAGCCTCACGGCATGAAGAGGCATGTGGCTCCGTGCCCGTGCTGATAGACTCTGCGTTCTGCCCTGTTTTACGGGCCGCTTCTCATAAGGAACGGGAGTTACTGATGTCCACGCTGCGCTTACTGTTATCTGAATCTAATGATCCCTGGTTTAATCTGGCTGTCGAAGAGTGCATTTTCCGGCAGATGCCCGCCACCCAGCGGGTGCTGTTCCTGTGGCGGAATGCGGAAACGGTGGTCATTGGACGGGCGCAGAATCCGTGGAAAGAGTGTAACACCCGCCGCATGGCGGAAGACGGTATCCGTCTGGCGCGTCGCAGCAGCGGCGGTGGCGCAGTGTTTCACGACCTCGGCAACTGCTGTTTTACCTTTATGGCGGGCAAGCCGGAGTACGATAAAAGCGTTTCAACTGCCATTATCCTGCGCGCACTGAACGCGCTGGGTGTGCCGACGGAGGCGTCCGGTCGTAACGATTTAGTGATGAACACCGCTGACGGACCGCGCAAAATCTCCGGATCTGCCTATCGTGAAACACCCGATCGCGGTTTTCATCACGGCACTATTTTGATGGATGCCGATCTTTCCCGGCTGGCAGATTACCTTAATCCTGATGTGAAGAAACTGCAGGCCAAAGGGATTACGTCAGTGCGCGCCAGGGTTGCCAATCTGACGGAGTTAACGCCGGGTATCAGCTATCAGGCGATCTGCTCCGCGGTGACGGACGCATTTTTTGAACATTTCGGCGAGCAGTGTGAGCCGGAGAGGATCTCTCCCGATGCCCTGCCCGACCTGCCTGGATTCACTGAGCAGTTCGCAAAGCAGAGTAGCTGGGCGTGGAATTTCGGTCAGGCACCTGACTTCTCGCATCTGCTGGACCAGCGATTTGTCTGGGGCGGTGTGGAGATTCACTTCGATGTCGAACGCGGCGTGATCAGCCGCTGTCAGATTTTTAGCGACAGCCTCAATCCCGCGCCGCTCGAAGCGCTGGCCCAGCGGATGCAGAACGTCACTTACCGGCCCGATGCACTGGAGGAAGTTCTGAATCAGCTGATAGCCGATTTCCCGGCACAACAGGCGGAGCTGACAGAATTGCAGCAATGGCTGATCGCAAGCGTGAGGTGA